GCAGCAAAATGATATACTATATCTATATTGTGATTTTTAAATACTTCTTCTAGTTCAACGGGATTTACTAAATTTAATTGATAAAAATCTACACCCATAGGTACGTTGTTCAAATATCCACCGGATAAATCATCTATACCTATAACATTCGTATTATGTTTTGTATTTAAAATATGTTGTGCAAGACGTGATCCAAGTAACCCGGCCACACCTGTTATTAATATATTCATATTCATTTATTCCTATTTCAAATGTCCGTAAATTTCATTAATTTCACTTTTTATAATTCTACCTTTTATATTGGTAGTAGATATTCCTTTAGTATATGGAACATACTTCATTTCTATGTTGTTGTCAAGTAGAAATTTGTGGTTAATGTTAAGTTGTTCTAATAATGAATCTCCCGTCCAATCATCACCATGTAAAATATAATCTACATTATAGTTTATAATATACTCTGGCTGTTTTTCAAAACTTTCCATTATGAATGCTTCTGATGTATATTTACATGATTGAACCATTATAAGTCTTTCGTGCTGGTTCATAATTGGTAATCTTTTTTTATAGAACTTTACGAATTCATCCGAGTTAACTGCAACTATTACTTCGTCGGCAATATTTTTAGCATTTTCAAGTAGTTTGACATGGCCTGGATGAAAGCAGTCGAAAGTTCCGCCTACGTATATTCTTTTCATAATCTAGCTCTGTATGTTTTTTTTACGTGACCTAAATCTCTTAAATTAGAACTTAATAGATATTCATTGTATCCTTCTATAGTAAGAATCATACCTAATATACGTTCCATAGACATTGATTGATTTTTATTTGTGGGAACGATTTTATCAAGACCTTTATCAATTAATTCTTTTATTATATTCGATCTAATTACTAAAGAAGAACCTATTAACATTGTAAAATTATCAGTAATATAAGGTGACCAATACGAATTTAGTATTTGTTGTTTAGACCACTCTATATCTTCACCAGATAATGCAATCCAGGACTGCATAGTACCAATACAAGCTGTTACCGGCTTACTAAATGGGTCAAAGGGTGATATTACTTCACATGAATCGTGAAATAAAATATAATAATCGGCTTCATAATTTTTTACTGCATAGTATAAAGCACCAATTTCGTAATTTTTATTTTGTATATTAGCAATTTCACATTTTGTATTTAGTTCGGAAAAATGTTCTGTAAATGCGGAGTTGCTGTCCACCACTAAAATTTTATGGTTATTGGTTGAAAAATTTTTACGAATACTATCGATACAGGCATTTAGCATGCCTACATCATTAACACTTTCTATTTTAGATGGTATTACCCATTGAACTGTGCTCTCTTCCAATATTCAAACTCCGTAAGACTGGGAAACTCTTTTATATCACCATATACATCCAACAACCCCGTACCAAATTGGTTGTAGTTGTTTCCGTCAAAAGGTTTCACTGCTGTATAGTTATTCCACTTCTGTAATATATAAGCTTTATTGTATAAATTTATATTCTTATCTTTATTATAAATAGTTTTACTAGTTAAACTTTTATTTAAATCTGCACTGTACCCCAGAGATATCACTTTTTTATTCATTAATTTTGATCTGTATTTATAATCGTCGTCTTCGCAAGTAACATATACAAAATTCTCATCAAACTCACCTACATCTTCCCAAAACTTTTTTGTTATACCAAACAATGAAAATTCAAATGAACGGTCATAGGCGCCTGCTATTGTGTTATCATTAGTTTCATCCCATATATGGTCTAACATATCATTAGTAAATTGAGCATCGTCTTGCCCAATTATAATTTTATCCAAATTCAAATATTCGAATGCAATTTTACAAATTAAATTCCAACCACCCGCACATCCTATATTTTGAGTGGTAGTGGCCACTACAAGATTTTTAATATTATTAGGAACTACTTGCTGACCATTATCTACTATATGAAAATCATAACCTAAAAAGTTTTCTGGATTAAACCAAGAACTAAGATATTCTGATCCAATATAACTTAAAATAAACACATGTTTCATCGTAGTTTCTCTATTGTAAATTTTATAATTTCCAATACTTCTTTATCAGTAGCGAATGGATTTATACTAGTATGATTTCCATTTGGAAAAAAATATTTAGGCCCCAATTTTGGTTCTACTATTTTTTTAAATAATCCATTGTAACCATATAATTGATATATAAAATCTGTTGTTATTATTGTAGGAATTGTTTGACAGCCAGCAGCTATATTAGATAATCCACCCTCTGCACCAATATACAATTGACAAGATTTAATTAATTGTGCAGTTTGATATAATGACAGATCTCCGTTTTTTGGTTCAAGATCAAACTGAGAACTGTATTTTGCCCCAACTTCAATAAGATTAACCTTTTCATTTTTTTTCAGTTCAGATTTTATCCACTCGATATTTCTCTTTTTTCCACCGTAACCCATATTCGGGACATCTATTCCCCGTTCGTATTCTTCTTTGGTAAATAAAAAACAACGTTTTTCCCAATCCAATCCGACCGCAATGTTAATCTTATCAGTTTTTATATATTTCGATACTAAATCATTGTCAACAGATATATCTACTACAAATTCTGATTCAAAATCAGAAGTTATACCGGCTTGCTTTTGAAACTCTATAGTGGGTACTTCGCATAATGAAAGTCCACCCAATTTAATTATTTTGTCGTATTCTGAAATGTATTCATCTGATATCCAATCGCCGGGTGATGGGGTCGGTTGTTCAAAATATAGAACATTATCTATGTATTGTTTTTCAAGTAATGGTACTACTTGTGGAAATCCACATAAAAAATCTATTGTTGAGTGTGTATATTGTTTTTTAAGTACACGTGCAACAGATGACGCAAACAATATATCACCGAAATAACCATACGTAACAATTAATATCTTCATTCTATTGTTCCATAGTTAGTGCTTTTAATCCATCTCAAGTTTTTAATTTCCGGTATTACATTTGATATTTCTACAGAAGTAAAATCAAAATTAGAAATTCCAAAATTTAAATAATCACTAAAGTTCAACAACATCTGACGACCAGCATAAAAATCCGTCCATTTAGTATCACCGGGAGAGGGACAATTATCCTTATGATTTAATATCCAAAATGTGCCAACTTCATTTCGTTTAACCGGAATATTGTAATATTTAAGTCTTTCTCGTATATCTTCATCCTCATTTCCCCAACCTTTATATAAGTGATTAAATCCATTTATTTTTATGAATTGATTCTTTGTCATGCAAAGTACGCCCCCATAAAAATTAGGATCAATTTCATTTATAAAATTTTTATATCCAGCTGGAATATCTGATATATCTCGTAATCCCAAATCATCAGTAAGAAAAACTCCTCGTTTAGCCGGTAACAAAGCATAATTTTCATTAAATTTATATGAAACGTCATCTGACGGTATATAATCTACCTGATGAAATATGAATTTATCCCCGCGAGCATATTTAGCCCCCACGTTTTGCACACAGGATATCTGAAAATTATTCATATCATCTTGTTCAGATACTATAATTTCATAATCCTCAGGGCCTGATTCAAACACGCTTTCTAATCTTGGTAATAAATACTGTAGATGAGATTCTCTATCTCTATATGGAATTATAATACTAATCATTTTTAATATACACCCATTTATCTATTACAGATAGATCGGATTTAATGAAATTATTGTTAAATATTTCTTTTTCAATAATACTCATATCCATCCAATTCATTTCTGTATTATCTAGAGCAAGAAATCCCGTTGGAAGTATTCTTGGAGCGAAAAACTTTACTTCTTCTAAAACAATATCAGTATTATGTTGGCCGTCTAAATGTACGAGAGAATAATCTGAACGTATTTGCTTTTCACCAGAAAAATAATCGGGAATGCCGTCTGAAAATCTATGCATAAATTCCGAACTTTCTAAGTTAAAAAACACAAAGTTTACAGTTTTGTCAAGCGAATTTAAATATGAATAAAAGTTAAACAAAGTAGTTTTACGTTTTTCATTAGTGTAATCTAATCTTCTTATAGTGGTTCCTTCACTATATGGAATATTACCATATGGATCAATTGCTATAAACAAATCGTCAAAACTGTAATTTCTGCCACTTATCATAGACATGGTGCCTGTACCATTTCTAAAACCTACTTCCACAAAAATTCCAGTTGGAGCAAGACCCGATAATTTTGAAAGACATTCATATTTTTCAAACGGGCCATCACCGTGTAAATTATACAAATTTGTAAGTTCGTTATATTGTTGGTTATTCATATTGTTTCCAGTTTAAAATTCTATCGTATTGATGTACTATACAATACTGCTTTGCATCTTCGTAATTAAATTTCACTCTACCTTCGTTAATAACATGCAAATGTACTGCAAAATAATGTGATAAGTTTGTAAATAAAACTTGCTTATTATATTTTGTTTGTATTAAGTAATTGAAAGCTGTTTGATCAGCAACTTTAGACTTTCCAGATGCAATCAAATAAATATCTCTTGATATTTCTTTTACTAGCGAAACAGAACCACCGAATACACCTACATTATATACTAGCTTATTCTCAAGTAACTGAAATCCAGGAATACCAAGAGTGTGTAGTAAATGCTGAGAATTCCACATATGATCTTTATACTTTATCTCTTCACTGCTGACAATCAATAGATCTGGTGGTATTAAGTCGAATGGATTTTTGTTAAAGTAAACATCACGAATGTCTGTAATTAAAACCGAATTATATAAGTCACAGGTAGTTTCTAGAAAATTCCATATATGAAAAAATCTAACATTATGAACTAAATTATATGATGATTTTTCATCACAGTTGGCCGTATTCCATTCAAATTGGGTGACTAAATTTCCATAAAAATCAAAATCAGGACTTATTACGGATACAGAATTGCTATCTAAAAACTCTACAACTTCATCAACGGGTGATGTATCGGTTTTATATAAAAACAATACTCTATCAATATTTTCAAAGTTATTAGAGCTTTTAACCCAATTATAAATGTCAGAAACTTTATAATTCGAGCTTATAGCACCTATTAATAAATTTTTCATATTTTTTCCCAGTCGATTCCAGGTGATGCCCATTCAGGTATACAATGCGTTGAATATCCAGGTATCGGTGTAATTAAACTAACACCATTATCTCGTAGTGTAATGAATGCTCTCAAATCTTCTGGGTATGATCCCACCGTAAACATATCCCACACATTCCAATCTTTGATCAATTGTTTTCTTGTAGTAGCAAAGGTCATTGTAGTACTATTTGTAAGTTTCCAATGTGTAGATTTAGTACGAAATACTTTCGTCACTTCACCGCCGTCTTCATCTATAAAAATATTGCCTCCTTTTATGGCAGGAATGTATTTATCAAAATGATCATACAAACTGACATAATCTGCGATCTCAATTCCTTCTAACAAGACTTCTTTTGAATTATTTAAATGTAAATAATCATCTTCTAGAAAATATATTACGTCTTCATCGTCGAACTGTTTTGCATACTCTGCTACATATCGCCAAGATTGTGCAGAACTTCCACCTGTATAAAATGTAAGTTTTCCAAATCCATATGAATTATCGAAACTTGTTACCATTTCTCTAGTGTTTTGCACTAAATTTGTTTCATCTACGAACAAATGAATGTTCTCTCTGCCGAATACATTCACCGCATTCATTAAACAATGTTGTTTTGTTGCATGAGGATATTTAATTCTTACATATCCATTATCAGACAGTCTATAAAGAATTATCAACGACATTATAAATTACCTTCATTAGAGTATACGACTATCATCTCATCAATCATATCTTCGAAAGTGTATTTAGGCGACCATCCTAAAACTTTTCTAGCTTTAGAAGAATCTCCACACAGTCTACGAACATCTTCTGCTCTATAAAATTCTGGATTTATAATAACATAATCTTCGTAGTTTCCTAGTCCAACTTTTTCAAACACATACTTACATAATTCACGCACCGAGCGGCTTTCGCCCATAGCTATTACATAATCGTCGGGTCTATCCTGTTGTATCATTAACCACATAGCTTCTACATAATCTTTAGCATGGCCCCAATCACGATATGAATCTAAATTACCGAGCTCTAACTTATCAAGTTTGCCCGCCCTAATAGCTAATGCTCCACGAATAATTTTTGATGTAACAAAGTTGTGGCCCCTACGTGGACTTTCATGATTAAATAAAATACCACTACAAGTATAGAGATTAAATGCTCTTCTATACATCTGAGTGGTATAATGTGCAAATACCTTTGAAACAGCATATGGTGATGCGGGGGCAAATGGAGTATTTTCATCCTGAAGTAATACATTATTAGAATCTTCTATCAGTATTACGTTTTTTGTAGAGTTACCAAACATCTCGGATGTTGACGCTTGATAAAACTTAGTAGATGGTGATTGAGTTCTCAAAACTTCCAATATAGCTGCAACAGCTGTTGCGTTGGTCTCGGTTGTAGCAAGGGGCATATCATAACTAATTCTAACGTGACTTTGAGCTGCTAAATTATAAAATTCATGGGGTTGTACTTTTAATACAGCTTGTTCAATTGACAACGTATCCGTTACATCACCCCACAAAAAATGCAGTTTCTTGAACGCCTGGGTTGAAATATGTGCTAACTTACCAAGAGTTGTTTGATCGTTTAAGTCATAAAAATTTCTACGAGGTATAATACACCATACCTCGTATTCTTTTTCTAGTAATAGTTCTGCCAAGTAACTACCATCTTGGCCTGTTGCTCCTGTTATAATTGCTCTCTTAGGCATTGATTCTCTCGTATTTTTCATTTTGTTTTTCTTGACGATCTATTGTTTTATTGTGAATTATTGCATATTCAGGTTCAGCGGGAAATACTGTATATGTCTTAAACCCCGTAAGTTTTTCGTGTACAGCACGTTCCCATTTAATATCAGGCAAATTTCTATACAATCTACATTGATAATCCGGCCATTGAATGACATCACCAACATGCTCTATATGAGTAACAGTCCAATGCCACTTACGGATATGATCATCGGTAATACCGTATACTTTATTCAGTCGAGGAAACCATGCAGCTTCAAACGTTGGTTCGTCTTCTATTATTTCGAATATATACTCATATAATTCTTCTGTCAAGTGTTCGTCTGCATCTAAGTTTAAAATCCACTCGCCTGAACATTTGCTGTTTAAAAAATTCTTTTGTTGTGCAAAATTATCATTTAAACTATGTTTATGAATGGTGACTGCGTTTGACCATGCATCTAATATAGAAAGAGTGACAGGATCATCAGAAAAGTCATCTACAATCACTATTTCTGTGTTTGCTCTTTTTGGTATACTACTCAATAACTGAGCAATATACGGTCCTTCGTTTTTAGTTAGAATCGCGTAAGACAGCTTCATTTTCTTCTACATTAACCTTTTTAAGTTTTGGTAATTCAATCTTTTTAAGATTTGGAAGTTTTATTGGTACTTGTACCGCAAACTTAGGAACAACTTGCTCAACCAATTCTTTGGTTTTCTGGAAAATTGCTTCATACGAAAACTTCTGTCTATTTTCACGAGCAAGTTTCTTTGCACCTGGTAACAAGGTATCGTAGTTTTCAAATGCATAAGCCATCATATTAATTGCTTGTGATGGATCAGGCATAAACCACATACTTTCTTTTAATATAACATTATCCCACGCTGCTGATGGGTGAACATTTTCAAGCTTTCCACCGACGAGAAGTGCATCGTTTGTATTTAAGAAATCAAGATGTCCTGACCACCCAGACGCAATGATTGGTTTTTCACTTAACGATGCTTCTAATAATGGACGACCAAACCCTTCTCCGTGCGTCAAACTAATATGAACCTTTACCTTTGGATGATTATATAAAGAATTCATTTCAGACTCAGTAAGTTCACCATGCAGTAAATATACGTTTGGAGCATTTGGTCCAACTTGATCACGAATTTCTTTAATACGTTTCAATATATGTTCACGGTCGATTACTGAGAATCCTGCCCCAGAAGTCTTTAACAAGAGTGCTGGTTGTTTAGATTTTACAGTATTCTTGAAGGTTTCACAGAAAAGTCTAATAAGCAAACCAACATTCTTTCGGTCATGCCCAAGATCACCCTTCAGCCAGTGACCAACAAAGAGATATACAAACTTTTCTTTAATCTTCAACATCACATCATCAATACTTCTTTCTAACTTGTGTTGTACACCGAAAACATCTGTATGAACCGCGTTATGTAAAACTCGGATTGGAACACGAACTCTTTCTGTTTTTACAACATTTCCAGCTTGATCACGAAATTCTGCAACAGTTTGTTCAAATACACGTTTACTGTGTTCTGAAATAGTCCAAACTTCGTTCATACGGTTACACCCTTCAATCCACTGTAAACTACATGCGGTAGTTTCAATACCAGCAGTTATACCAATATTAAACTTTCCAATTGGTTGAAATTCGTTTGGAACAGAAATCTGAACAAACAAGTCTGGTTGACGATCCAACGGACCTTGAAGAATTCTGTTAAGAATTTCTACATGCTTTAAGTTTTCTCCGTCTAATGCATTGAGGGGAGTCATGCCCCAACCCATACTAACTAGTTTAATGTCATATAGATCAAGTTCAATAAAATGACTGACAATATCTCTGGCCATATCACCATACCCGCTTCGGGTTGCGAATGGTCCTTGTATAACACATAATGGTTTGTTACTCATCTATAACCTCTTCATAAGTTTGTTCAAAAATATCTGTTTTACATGGATAATATTCTCCAGCTACACCCCGAATAATCCAGTCTGTTAGAGCGCCTATCGTTGTTCCTTCTAATGTTTCGATATACACAACATACTGACCATCAAAAGGTAGCTGCTCAATATGATACTTACTCTTTCCTAAAAAATTTATAATTTCATCTTGATTAGATTCTTTAATTTGAACAGCTTCTACTATTACTGGTTTTTTTCTAAACTTTGGCATGTTATAGATCTCTCCAAGTTTTTCTTAAAACTATATCACTTATATGATCAGGATTTAATCTGTATTTGTGTGCCAATTGTATCTGTTTAAACTGGCCAGTTTCCCAATCCTTTCTAATGTTAAGAACAATTTCTTCTGTAATTTTCCTACTTCTAGGAGCTATACTTTTTATTTTATGAAGTTTTCTTTGTTCTTCACTCATGGTTTGCCAACGCTTCACGCCAGCAATTTCTAAAGATTTTTTATGAGATGTACTTAATTCTTTGCCTTTCCAAAATGAGGATTTTGACTTGTGAAGTTTCATATAATCCTTATCTTCTTTTTTATGAGACCAAGTTTTTATATTAGATTCTTTTATACGATTTTTATGTTCTTTAGATTTAGTCTTTCCTTTTCTCACAGTACTCATTTTATTAATTGTTTCAACAGAGTGTTTTTTACCTCGCATAGCTGCATCAGATTCAGTACCCATATTAAAACAATCCGGTGTTCCTACGTAAATTTTCAGTAATTTATTTTCTGATTCCGCCAATAGGTTAGGTTCCAATCGTTCCAATATTTCTATCGCAAAAGCGTCTTCTCCATATTTATTCCACGACGATTGCAAGTGTTTATTTGCGTGTCTGTTGTTTCTAAGTGCTGACCGATGATTTTGCCATCTATTTTTTATATTAACACTTGATCCTATATAAAACTGACCAGTTTTGATGTTGGTTATTTTATAGATTCCACTCACGCTTTCCATATGTCAAATCTCTTTCGAGGTGACCAATTTTTCAATACTTCTTCAAATCCTTCAATAAAACCATTACCCATTTCTGTTGTCGTAAATTTATTTTCTATTGCATATTCACGACCAAGTTTACCACGACGAGTACGTTCGTCCTTTGACATATCAAAGATTTCTCTCATTGCTTTTGCAGAGTCTTCATATGAAGGACGTTCATCGACGATATATGGTGTAGGGACAGAGCCTATAAGCGAACGATTACTTGGAAATAGTGGAATAGCCCACTCACCATGCGTAGTATACTTTTTGACGCTATTTGTTAGGAAATTCTTATTAAAATGTATATTTTCGTTTAATAAGTTACCGTTTTCATCACGGAATCCCATTTGGTCTTGCAATCCGCCTGTAACAGTTGCTATAATCATACTACCAGCCATTATTGCTTCCATTGTAGCCAATCCAAATCCTTCATTGGATGACATATTAATCGTAACATCTGTAATGTTATACAATAGATTGAGCTTGTGTGTTGGCAAACCAGGATTGCTGTAGATAATAAGTTTTTCACATTCAGGCAATACATCACGAACTACAGCCGGCAAGTCTGTTCCATTATCATCAACCGGCGCGGTGTGCATTATTAATCGAACTTTATTTTTCTTTTCTTTTGGTAAATCAGCAACAAACTGCTTGAATGCCCATAACACATCACCAGTAGACTTGCGACGAATATTTCTATTGTTGTAGAGAATTGAAAATTCTACATCTTCATCTTTAAACAACTGTTTACGCATTTCAACTAATTCAGCGTCATCCTCTGGAACTGGCTTAAAAATATTTGAATCTACACCGTGTGGGAGATACTTTAGTTGCCAATCTTTAATATCATCGCCCTCTAATACAATACGGTTTAAGTTGTGGGTTTGCTTACTAATAGCAAATAATGCATCGACTGAACGATAATAGTTTTTATTGTACAATGGTGGTGGTGGTGCATCCCATATATTGTAGAACACGATTGGTACTACTTGACGAAGTTCGTGTTCCATCTCAAATAACCAAATCCAGTATCTTGGATCAGTAAAGATCATAAGAATATCTGGTTTATATGCCATTAATAATTGACGAACAACTTGTTGATTTCCATAACCATTAAATGGTACTATTATAAGTGACGCATCCTTCACACCAGAAGCTTCTGAAAGTGCCTGTGAAGCGTCTACAATTTTACCTGCTTCTGGGTGTTGTACAGCAGCTCCCAACTGCACCCAGTTATACCGATGTGCTGTATTTACTACAATTTCACGGGACATTGTTCCAACGCCCGAATGCATTCTCAAATCATCGGAAAGTAATAAAACAGTTTTACGTTCTGCTTTTGGTAAGTAACCTTCTTTTGTAACCTCTACCGTATGATCGGCTATATCTCCGATACTCTGTGCAGTAGGAATATCAATATCTATACTCATTATATATTTACGCTCCCTGAAAGTGAACCTGAAAAATCAGAAAGGAACAGTTGCTCCATATAGCGACTTATCTTTAATCCCCTAAGGTCGCAATACCGAGTCAAATGTTCCTTTATGTCTCTACGAATTTGTATAGTAGAGTAATACTGCTTTTTGTTTTTTCTACTCATAAACATAACCGTTAAGGTGTACATTTATATATAGTAGAATTCTACGAAAAAAGTCAATTTTTAAACACCCTCAGTACAATGAATTGTATTTCTGAACGGACAATATTTACAATTTGATTTAGAAGGCGTAGCAACTACTTGGTCATTATATTCACCAGTACTAGTAAAACATTCTTCTAAAAAGTTTTGAAAACTAGACCATGCCTTATTTATTGAAGGGGTTCCATGCGATGGTTCAAATTTACTAAGGCGGAGAATAGTGAAGTCAGCATTTTCTGCAATCTTGCGTTTGAGGATAAGAAAACGTGGAATAATATTCTTCTCATCTACTCCAAACTGTTCTGCATAAAACTTCTTATATAGAAGAATTTGATTAATCTTTTTTGGATCTTTTTTCTGGTATACCCACCCAGAACGTGAAGTTTTTAAATCGTAAATATAATACAAATCTTTTGTGGTGTCGTGAATCACCAAATCAATGTAACCAATATAATTAATGTGATCATTAAGTTGTACTTCAAGAGGGATTTCACAACCAACTAGTTTATGACCTTGTGTTGGAAAAAATGCTTTTGCATGTGAACGTACATGATCTAGAATAGCACATCCATCTAAATAATATTCAATTAATGTTTCTTTATCAGCAACAAATGTTCGTTCACCTGTTTGTTCATTTAAGATACTACGTTCTTTAAACAATTCTTTTAAACGATCTTTGAACGGAATATGTAGGTCTATTAATTTTGCTTTCTTTTCATTTTCAAAATGCTGATGTAACCACTCTTGGATAACCTCGTGCATAGCAGTACCAAATACAGTGTCCATTGAATCTGAAAACTGATCTAGTTTATCAACATATTTCAATTTCCACTGCTTTGGACAAGTAAGCCAAGTACTATATTGAGAATATGAAACTTTCTTGGGTTCTATTAATTCTTCTGACATTTTAAGTTAGTTTAATGTTTATAATATTACCGTTATTATCTTCAGCGGCAATAGTTAGATTTTCTACAATATCACCGCAGTTTATATAATCTAATCCATCAATCTGCTTTACACAAGGGGCGTGTATATGACCGCATATTACACCATCAAAATTATTTCTTTTTGCTTCTGATATTAGAACATTTTCAAAATTTCCTATATACATTGCGGCATCTTTTACTCGTTTCTTTATAGCTGCTGAAAAGCTCCAGTACTTTTTAATTCCCAGTGATCTTCTAATTTTATTTATCCAGAAATTAAATTTGACAATCATATTGTAAAGTATTGCTCCCAATTTTGAAATAAATGGGTGCATCTTTACAACTTCATCAAATTGATCTCCGTGAGTAATATAGTATCGTTTACCGTTTAATCCAATATATTGGTCGTCCATTTTAATTTCAATAGTATCAAACTTTGATCCAATTAACTCACGGACTACTTCATCGTGATTACCTGGTATGTAGATAATCTTAATTCCTTTACGAGATAATTTTAATAAATGTTGAATAAGAGCTGTAGTTTCACGATTCCAACGAATACCGTTTCGCATTACCCAAATATCAAAAATATCTCCAACTAGATAAATCGTGTCTGCTGTATTTGACTTTAAGAATGACAAAAGTTCAGCGGCATGGCAGCCAGCTGAACCTATGTGAATGTCAGAAATAAAGAATGTTTTGTAATGCATATTACCACGTTGTTGAATCTATAGGAATATTTGTGAATATCCTGCACGTTACAGTCGATGTATCCAACCCTCGTCTAAGATAATCAAGTTTTATAGAATCTAAATATGGTTTATAAATTGGATTATCCTCACACTTTAACTTGGGTGATGTCGGTAGATAAACACAAGCAATCATCAACAAAATTACTACTACCACAGTGATTAAATTTATCCATCGTTGGCTCATAATATTTCTCGATTATAATACTATTATAAGTATTATATTATGAAATCTTTCACGTTATTGCTTTCGTCTGTTTCTTCTTGCTTCTCGTTATCGGCGTTTATATTGGACAATCTTTTAAAGGATCTCTCTAATTCTTCTATACGTTTATCCAAATCTGATTGGTCGGTTACCTTTTCGAATAAATCATAATAATAACTGTTATTCATCTGTAAGGTAACGTGGAATAGTCCCGGAGCATCTTGAATCAAGAAATAAGGATTACCAGCTTTAGATCTACCTTTAATCATAACTTTAATTTTTTAATTTTTTTAGCGTCTGTCCCGTAGGATTCAAGAAGTTGTTTGAGGTTTGACTTACCTGTGGGAGTTGCGTAGAAAATGTTGAGGTATTCTTGAGCCTCATCTGTTCCCACCATGTAATGCGATGCAACGATTTCAACCACCCAGCTTTCATAGTTCGTTTCATCTTTGGCACCCTTAATATATTTGTTGTATTGTTTACCACGGGGAAGAATATCAGCATACACTTTAAAGAGTTCTTTACCCTTTATCTGATTATAAAACATTTGAACTTCGTTCACAATTGGTACAAAGTTCATATTCATACTAATGAACCTATTGATCATATAATCAGACCACGTTTTTTTATCTACGTCATTTAAAGTTTCATAATATTTTAAATTTTTTGACGTAAATACTGCATTTACGTGATCAAATAAACTTTTCTGTTTCATCTGATGTTTCTATTAAAGTTTCTCTAATAGAATCTAATAGACTTTCTTGATCCTGTAAAGAGGGATCTTTTGATTTAAAAATCAAATCCCAATTTTCTCTAAAAGTATCCCAACTTACTGAGAGAGGACGAGGAGCATCACCTTTTCCATTTTGTACTGTGTCAGACATAATTAAGCTGGATAATAAATTTCCTTAGACTTTGGTAATTCATCTCTTCTAATCAAGTTTAACGCAAATTCTGCGTCAGACTTATAAATTTCTACAATTTGTCTTCCTTCATTTGTGGGAATTTCTGCTACACGTCCCATATTATACAAAGCACGTTCTAATTCATCTATATAATGAAATAATATTGGGAACTGTGTATATGACTCTTCATCCACGCCTGTAGGATAACCTTTCTTCATACGTTCACGAATTTGATCTACTTTAGTTGCTAAAACTGACATTTTATCACTCCGTAACTAGTTGAATTTTCTTTTTTTGTGGAACATTTGACGATTGTATATTGCTTTCCCGTTCAACTTCTTTCTGTGGAAGAAATGCCTTGTTTACATTTCCACAGGCATTACACGCAAATACTGGTATAGCAGCAATCTCATCTTGACCTGTTCGTGAAAGAATTGCCGGTACTTTTTTTAAAATAACCACCTGCGTAAAAGTTGCATTGTTACACTTTTCACAGGTAATTGTTTCAAGATCTTGAATGTTAACATTTATGTTTGATGGGGTATTATTCATGCATCCTCTTATTTCATTACTTGTAAAATACTAATTAATGTACTCATCATATTTATTTCTTTGTCAACTACAAAAGCATCCCTATATTGTCCTTCTGCTATTGCTAGAATAACACCGGATACATTATTAGGGGAATATTCTTCTACACGATCATATAACAATCTATATATGTCAGAAAAATCACGAATTTTTGCATCTGCAAGAATTTGCCGAATTGATTGAAACTTTGTTTTACCATCTGACTTTGCCACTAAAGTTTCAATTATTTGAAGTTTAATATCTGATGCAACTAATTCGTTCTTATTAAGAAGAAGTTGACCTGTTGTTGAATTTTGTTGAATTTCTTGAATAACCTTTCTAATATCAGGATAGTGTGCATCAATAATTATCTTAACATCTTGAACATTTGCTGAAATTCCTTCTTTTTGGAGAATATTCCATGCGTGCTTACCAACCTCTGCTTTATTAGGCGGAACAACATGGAATGATTGTGTTCTACTCACAATAGCATCAAGCATACGTTCCACAAAATTACAGGTCATAATAAACCGTGTAGTAGAGTGGAAACTTTCCATTATATTACGAAGTGCTGCTTGTGCCTGCAAGGAAAGAAAATCTGACTCATCTAAAATGATTATTTTAGTTCCACCAGTAATACTTACGGTCTGAGCAAACTTACGGATTTTATCACGAATCATATCAACGCTGTTTTCATCAGAAGCATTGATATACATTGTGCGGTCACGTCCTGCAATCTGATTAGCGATAATCTTTGCAATAGTTGTCTTTCCAGTTCCAGGTGGACCAGAAAGTAATAGATGTGGAACATCTCCTGATGCTAAATAACGTCCAACTGCTGCTTTTAATGATTCATTACCAATATATTCGTCAAGAGACTGAGGGCGGTATTTCTCTGCCCAAATAAAAGCATCAGACATTAAAAGTTACCTCCTTAGAAGTCTGTCCAGCTTTATAACCTTCCGAGTAAATGGAAGGTTCTACTATTTTAATAACTGCTGCTACAATATCTCTAGCAGATACCATATCCCACGCCCTACAACTCATACCTACATAATTTTCTACAAACTCGACTATCTGATCTAATTTTTTATCAGTAAAAATCATTTTAATTTAAGTTGTTTTTAAATTGTTTTAACTCTTTTTCGGTAAAAGAATTAACTTCACTAGTATTACCCATCTCGTTTAATATAACACGCAGAAGTTCTGATGTCAAGTGTTTATTTTCCCATTTAAATTGCATAGGACCATATTGTTCTAGTTCAAGAATAATAAATCCTTTTCCCGTAAATTCTAATTTTAATTCTTCCATTGGCATCTATCCTTATAAAAGGTTATATTAATGAATCATCGACCAACATCAGAAAGATATTTTTTCTTAGCATCTTCCCACGACATACCAATCATAGGAGTATAAAACAGTGTATTAGTTGATAATCTATTCTGTGATTTTAGATTTTTATATCTAGTAATTGCTTTAGGAACCCACCACCTCAAAACATCATCAACATCATTTTTTATTTTTTTATTTATAACTAAATCATCTACTGATATTTCATTCCGTAGAAACTGTCTAGTATTTTCGTATAATTCTGTATAAAACACTCCTCTTGTAAATCCATGCATATAATTAGACTGTTTCATTCCTAATTCTTTCATAATCATCACAAGAATTTTTTGTTTAACACCTGTTGTTGGTTGGCCTGTATCTTTATATGTTTTTTCTTCATATTTTTCACTAAATTTTTCTTTAATGTAGTGATGCCAATATTCATAAAACGAATCATCGGGCTTTAACACAACACGTCCCGTAGTTTCTCCCAATTCCTTCCAAAACGGAATACGTTGATACATCGAATGTACACCGTATAGTGAAGTTGTGGTAATACCAACTAACCTTTCAGGATACAAAGTATTCCATGCTTGACGTACAGGTTCAGTTGTCATCATAGAAGCAACCAACTTACCACCCAAAAAGTTATATCCAAATGGTTGAGTTGCAACTATTGTTGTAGCGATAGCCGAATGATTTAATTTCTTATCTTTAATCTTGTCTTCTGTTGACCAACCAATCCACTCATCGCGACACTTAACAAGAATAACATCAGAACCGAGTGATGAACAACCTAAATACTTACCAGTATTTTCGTCTATAACAAAAAACCGAAGAAATCTACCTGGATTTCGTTCAAACTCCAACGTGTGAATAAATGTTCTAAGAAGTAACCAGTTTTCCATTTCCTGGTTATTGTCAGGTTGTACAAATACAATTTTAGGTCGTAATTTTTGAATTTCTTTAATGGTTAAATCTTCATCTTCTAAATTTGAAGGTTGCCAGATATTGCTTTTTACTCTATCTGCTTTTGTAATTTGTTTAAAAAAATCTTGTACTTCAATCCATTTTTTGTAAAGGGTATGTTCTTCATTCGTCATTGAACGCAGAAATTCCATATGTTCAATGAACTTTTTCTTTTCACTTTCAAATGTTGGAACTTCTAACTCAAAGAAATCAGAGAATGACATGTTCTATAGATTTAAATTCACCGCATAAGTCGTTTTCGGACACAAGAGGATATTGTCCTAAGCTAGCATGTACACTATTTGGGTCATAAGGTCGTGGATTTGGTGGGAATCTTTTACATAAACCAACCAACTGACGCTCATGTGATCCTTGTTGTACAAAAAATTGACACTTTTTACAAGTAGACATATTAAGAAATCTTCACAAGATAATAGTCAACAGAAAAACCTTCTATTTCAAAGGTAACGTGAGCAAGACCCTTTGATGATACTTTTAACTTACCACTTGCCATTTCTTTATTAGAAAGAAGCATATCCTTAAAATATTGAGCTGAGAAACTTACTGGTTCAATATCATTTGTTACAGTTGACGTGGTATCGATTGATACTCGATTTGTATTTTGTTCACTCCAACCAACTACAACCGTAGTTGAATTATTTTCTGTCAAAACAGTAAAATTGTCTGCTTCTGGCAGAGCACTTTTTGCTTTTGTAAAAGTTTGAACAAAGTTGCTATCTAAATCAATCTCCACTTCAAACGGTGGAAGATTCTTCATAGCTGGAGCCTGTGGAATAGTTTTCTTATCTGCTAGGCTATACTGTACCTTTGTTCCTCCTGACCGCATCTCAAATCCAATTGGAGTACCATCGTTGCGAGTAAGTAACGTAACCTTTACGTCCTCGTCTAACACTGAGAGCAATGAGCGAAGTTGTTTTGTATCATATACTCCAAATTCACCACTTGGAAGTTCTAACTGATTAGTAGTGATAAAACCTGCTGCACTTTTATCATCTGTTATAAACTTGGTAGATACGGAATTTCCCTTGGATTCAATAATAACACTTTCAGCTACTCCATTTAGATTATATTTCGAGATAAACCGCTCAAAAGAATTCTTTTTCATAATTTCCTCTTAATTTAAGACTTTAACTTTAGCGTTTATAAATGAACCTTTACGTTCTATTTTTTCTTTACGTACTTCTTCTAATGTTTTAGGATCAATTTTAAAATGATAACATATAGCGTCGATGACATCTAAAACATCCCCAATCTCTTCTATTATATCAGCTTTGGTTATTGCTGTCAAGACCTCTGTTGATTCTTCTACTAATTTGGCTCGCAATAAAATTTTTAATTCATGTTTACTAAGGGGCATTCTTGATGTATCTGGATCATTGTATTTGTCTCTAACTAATTTCATAATATCCTCGTATCAAAAAGTAAAAAACTCTAAAGCATTTTGATTAACATCCGTAGGAATATTTCCCCAACCAAGTGCTGTATAAAAGTCATCTAACTTATTCTTCAATTCTGATTCAAACAATGCTTTTGCGTCAGTGTAGTTATTGACCAAATCCAAAATTTCCTTTGGATCGCCAAATCCACGAATAGCAATAACGTCTATTTTATATGGATTGTCTTTCAAATAAACATACTTGATTTTTTCACCATCCATTATTGGTTCATATTTTTTATCAAGATTTAACATTTTAAGAAATCTATTGTATGTTAAAGCAGATTTAACATGCATAGGAGTTCCTTTAGCAAATGTTACTAAGTCATCTGTTTTAACAGTATCATACTTTGATAAATTTTTAACGCTAGTATTACGAGCTATTAACAACCTATCAAATTTCTCAATTGATTCAACAAATTCTAGAATTTTTGAATCAATAACTTCTTTTGGTTTTTTGTTTAAAATTTCCAACAATAATTCATTCATAAATGACTTAAATGCAATTGGAAAACTTGATCGCACAACATCCAAACCTTTTACAGTTATCTTTTCAATAGTTAGATTCTTCTCAAGATCAAAAGTCTTTAAAAGTGCATATCGTTTCTTTGCCACCCAAAACCCAGACTTTGCTACTGTTTCACCTTTAATAACAAATTTATGATCTTTACAGAATAACATACGTTCTGCCATAACTGTATAAAATGAGTTTAATCCAGATTCCATTTGTCGAGCAATATCAATAGTAAACTGCATCGGATCATTATTACCCATTAAAGGAACAGCGCTAAAGTAACAAGAATCTGTGTCTGTGTAAAGATTATAATCTTCGTCAGTTTCCAATTTCTTTCGATATATTGAATTAATATACTTAGCAGTTGTTTTAATAACATCTTGGCCAGTAGATGTTACTGCCAATGCATTATCTATATCATAAAATCTAAATACAGGAAGACCCAAAACACCATAGATAGAGTTCAAGAAAATCTTTTGTACGTGTTGTAACTGGTCATAGTATGCTTCCAACTCTACGTTTCCTTCACGTGCATACTTTTTCATTAAATCTTTGTATTCTTTACGTTTTGCAAACCATTCTTCAAGAATCTCTGGAATAATACCCTTCTTGTTTGTATCATAAAGAATACCATTACTAGACACCGTAAACCTTGTATCTTCCATAAATTCAATAAACTTGTCTTTATCAAATTTATATGTTGAACGATCTGCCTCAACAGTTAAGCTGTTTACCTCATTTGACAAAAACTTATTCACATCCCAGTTGTAAACTCTACCTGCCTTAGTTTCGGGAGAAATATTCAAACTCATAATAATGCTTGGATATAGACTTTGTAAATCAAGTGAATATACCCACTCATATAAACCTGGTACTGGTTCTTTTACATACGCTCCTTCAAAACCATCTTCGTCTGAGTTGTCACGTTCTTCCATTTGAGTTCGACCGTCAATTGGCTTATTTGGACAAATAATTCCCTTACGATGTAAATAGGTAACAATAGTTCCCTCAATAAATCGAGAACTCATATTATAATCTTCGTATGGTACATGCCCTGTATGACAAATACGGCGAACTAATTCTATAAGCTTCTTTTTCTTGTCGATACTAACAATAAGTTTAACGTCAATATGATTATATTCTACAAATTTTGCTAAATTATTTTCGTATAATTCTTGAAGTGTGCCATCATATTTAATCTTTTTTTCTCCAAGTTCAAATTCTGCTATAGTATCTAAACGATAGTTTGGTTGTTCTGTGTAGGTAAACTTTTTATACATTTCTAAGTAATCAAGCTGACTAACACCAGCTATTACATAGCGTTCTTGTCGTTGACTATATTTAACCAATTGTACCGGCGAAAGTCGGCATGCATTTTCATCACCCATTACTCGTCGCAGGCGTCTATATAGATATGGAACGTCAAATCTATTACTGTTCCAACCTGTTATAATAGTAGGTGAAAGTTCTTCGTAGTAATTTAAGAAAGCATTTAATAAATCTTCTTCATCACTATAATAATTTTCCTCCCAACCACGAATAGTTTGTAATCCAACAAACTGCTTATTATTGGCTAATGTAAAAGTCTTATATTCTTCTGTAATTGAATCGTATACCGCAATAGATGTAATTTCTTTATCGGCAGTTTCCAAATTTGGAAATCCACCCTTTGAACTTACTTCAATGTCAAAAAATAGAACAACGTGACCTGTACTTGGTTCATCAGAATCCAAATATAAGTCAGTCAATACCCTTGTTTCTCTTGGTAAATCAGATTCTAATAATCCTTCCTCATCACGGCGATATCGATAAGTTTTCTTTACTCTAAAACCATGCAAAGAAATATCCATACCAGATGAATCACGTCTATATGCATAATCAAATTCAGTATATGGAATAGTAAGAAGTCCTTTCTTATCATCCCACAAATATACTGTTGCTGGTTCGTATTCAGTTCTACTTGTAATAAAAATATTTTGGTACATTTTTAGTGTTGTGTAGGTTTATATTACTGTAATCAATTTACTAATATTTGTCAAGGTCTGTTTCTTCAGTATTCATTTTATTTAGTGATTGTAGTAGGTTGTGGGGGTGGTAGCGACTAGTTCCATAACCATAATGATTTTCATAACCATAATGATTTCCATAACCATAGCCATCACCAAATTCATCACCATAACTATATCCATATCCATAACCAGCACCAAGTCCATAACCATAACAATAGCCAGCACCAAATCCATCACCATCACCATAGTTATGACCAAATCCATCACCATAGTTATGACCAAAACCATAACCCCGAGTAAATTTAATCATTGAAGTATTAGATATCGAGGGTAGTAAATAGATGTATCAACATAATCGCTAAGTCCATAACCACTACCATCGACAAACCCACCATCAAAACCATTACCAAATAAAAAACCAACTCCAGCACCACCACCGTATATGTTACCATAGGCGTCACCATATCCTTCATTGAATGCAAATCCAAAACCGTATCCATCACCATAAAGGTTACTATAACCTTCTGCAAATCCAAAACCGTATCCATCACCATAAGGGTTACTATAACCTTCATAGTAACCAGATCCATAACTGTCGCCAATTTTAATCATATAAACACTCAGTCGCCCCAATAATTTTTGCTATGTGTGTAGTTGTACAACCAATTGGAATAACAATACACTTTGGAAAATTTTTAGGTACCGATACACCATATGCACTATCGTCATCTGTTATAATAATTGAAAGTTCAGATCTATCTTTATAAATGTTATCAATAACAGATTGGTAATTTGTTCCTCCCGCACCACACATAGGATCATTTACCAAAAGTGTATTATTAAAATACAAAACATCTGATCTGACCCGACCACGATATTTTAAAAGCAATTTATTGATATAATCTATACTATCTTTTGTTTTTTCTAGACTAAAAGATCCGCTTCGATCTACATAAATTGTTAGTTTAGGTGTTTTAGGAATTGATGATATGCCTTTTAGAATTAAATTTGTGCTATCAGCACGTCTATTCGGTCTTCTATATGTTTTTACACGGCCAATCACACTACGCCCAAAATAACGATCCATAATAGAAGACAATGATGGTTTTGGTAGTGTAAAGTTATTTACAGAGTACTGTGCTTGTTGTTTAGATCGTTCATATTTGATTTGAGATATTTGTTCATTTATTTTTTTCTTTACTTCTTCAACTAACTCCTCAATATTTGGAATATTTGGTGTATTTCTATTTTCATCAGTTATTTCTAAATTACCATCAGAATCTATAGAAACATAAAGTTTTTCTGCTTCTTTCTTTTCAAGTAATAAATCGTAAAATTCTTCTGCATATTTTGCTCCAGTAAAATCTTCACAATGAATTTTACGAATTGCGCCTGACAAAGATGATCTTGGTCTTGTGATCATATCATCATCTTTATCAGTGTATATATGGTATGCTATTTCCAAATCACATGCAATATTCCATAATTTATTATTCCAAATACCATTTATAGATTTCTGTTTTAAGCATTTGGCACTTCCGCGTGATCGATGACGTAACCAAATATGAGAAAGTTCGTGCAAAAGTAACGTTTCACGTTCATCTACACGAACTACCTCACGACTTATATATACCGATGTAAAATCAGTATACCCCACACTTGGTTTATTACCATCAAAATCAATTATTGGAATATTAGTCGAAATCATTTATTTATAATTCTAATTGGGCTAATTTTTGATGTTTTAGAAAAAGGTTTTCTAGAGAAATTTATCAATGTTTGCCTTGCTCTAGACTCTTCTTTTGAAATTTCAGATTTATCAAATACTCGTAACATTTGATCTGCTGCAACACCACTAAGTAGTCCACGTACTAGTTCAGAACGTTCATCCTTCGATGGACTATTCAATGCTGCTCTAAACGCCATATCTAAAGTTCTAGGGCAGGTAAGTCTCCAGGACCATTCTCCCTCTACACCAGATACATCTAGTAATGGTATTTCTCCAACTTCAACTAATGCAGCAACTTCATTTGCTAAATCTTCGTGTTCAGTATTTTTCCATTGAGACTTAAACCAATTACACCAATTGTTTACGTTGGGTACAAAAGTACGAACAGAAAATCTAGACCGCATTGCCTGACTTATTCCATCACCTCCACCCCATTCAGGTGGATTTGCAGCAGCAATAATATCGCATGAAGGTGGTAAAGACCATTCACCTATTCTACGAGATGCTATTAAAGTCAACAATGTATCAGCTACTTCGCGTCTAGCTTTATCAAGTTCATCAAAAAATATTGCGGTAGTTTTTCCTGCTGACGCGGCCTCTCGCAATCTTCTAAACATAGGAGGTTCAGTACGTGCCTCTACACCATTTATATGGTACGGAAGCCCTGCAATATCTTCTTCCGTCATAGTAGACAAAAGCACTACTTCTGTGTAATCATATTTGCTGATTACAATTTGTGTTTTTCCCACACCTGGCGGTCCAACCCATAAAACAGGAATTGAATGATTCATCGAAGTGTAGTCCCTGAAAACTTGTAAAGGTCAATACAATCAATAATACCGTAACAGGCTGAAATTGGGAAAGTACAAATTGCATCAGGATCAAACCGGTCAAGTACTACCGTTGCATCCTTATCTCCACGAGCTACACCAGGCATGCCCTTTCCA